GGTTTGATCTTATTTAGTTGTTCTAGTAACAACTCTCTCCAATCATAATCGACCTCATCGTTGCGTGTTGTACTCTGCATATCTTGCATGTAGAGGTATGTGTATCTAGGTCTCTCGTTATGTACTCGCATGTCCAACTCACCGTCGAATGCCAGTTTCTTCAGTTTGTAGTATTGAACCTGATCCTCACCCACGACAATCGCGGGATCGTAGTCCATCATCTCTGCCGCCTTGCGCGAGAAGAATACCATTCGGTTCAGAGAGTTCCCTCTGTCGTTGTATCGGTGGCACCAGTCCGTCAGTTCCTCCGCACATATCGCCCAGTGTAGGCGTTTGTCCTCATCAATATGTGGGTGGTGTCTCTTGTAATATCTAACCTTACTTTCCACCCCATTGTTACTACCCGGCTTCTTCGCGGACTCATATCTCCACTTGGGGACATATTTCTTGGGGAAGTAGATGAAGTCTTCGGAACGAGAGTCCGGTCTCGCATTTAGAATCTTCAACAGACCCTCATCCCATCGGGAGAAAGATATCTGGTTGTAGAGACAGATCACGTCGGGTGCGTCTGTATCGACGACTGCGCGGTAGAAGTTCTTTCCATAAGGCGTAATGAGATCATCACCGTCCACGTGGACCATGTAATCGTGTTTGCTCTCTAGGAATATTTTGAGGACTGCGTTCTTACCCGTTGCGGGTGTGCCGTCGGAGTCGGTGGCGAACCACTCGATCTTGTTCCTTTCGCAGTATCCTATCACCTCATACTCGTATTCAGAGTCTTGGGTGTTAATAACGACCGTGGTTTGGTCTTTAGATAGGGTGTCGAATTGACGAATAAGCGTATCGATATCACTACTAGTCAATACGTAGAATCTCAGACTTGACATTAAGCGCTTCGTTTCTGGTAAATCTTCTCAGCGAGTTCGTCTTTTGTTAGGCGTTTAAGGGAACACTCCCTGTCAACGCCTTCCTTAATTGCTATCTCAATGAGTCGATCTTTCCTCATTTTGTGTATGGGAAGTTTTTCAGCACAGGTTTCGTGGGTCTTTCTCAGACCCACTAACTTAATGAGTAACTCCCATAGCGAGTTCATAATACACTACTTAGGCTCTGGGGCCTTCTTGGTAGATTTACCCGCTTTAGACACAGTTTCATGACTATCGTCTTCCATGTCTTCAATCTTCTTATCAGACTTACCTTTGTGAATTTCTTGAGCACGTTTGGTGTCTGGAGTAGTAGAATCTTCTGGGGTTTCTCCCTTCGCAGCCTTTTGAGTAGCTTCGATCAATGCAGACCAGAACTCTTCAAACGCTTCCTTGGTCTCGATCTTAGAGATCTCTGCTTTCTTATCAGAGGTCTTTGGGTTCTGTTTCAACTTGCTGTCACCACCTTCTGGTTCTGGCTTTTCTTCTTCCTCATCGTCATCACTCTCTGGTGCTGGTTTTTCGGACTCTTCTTCGCCGTCGTCTTTCTTAGGTGGGACTGGGGACTTCTTCTTCTTTGGTTTTTCTTCAGACTCTTCTTCGTCCTTCTCAACCTCTTCCTTCGCTGGTTTCTTACCACCATCGATTGCATCGTCAGTTGCCTTACGACGCTTGTGTAGGTATTCGTCAGAAGAATCTACATCGCCATCATTGTCGATGTCCTTGTCCTTACGATCATCGAACTTCTTATCGTTCTCTTTGTCGTTTACTGGATCAAGTTTCTTCTCGTGGACGCCTTTACCATCGCAATGGTCGCATCCTTCGCCCTTGCACTTAGGACATTCAGTCTCTTCTTTTTGCTTACGCTCAGAGACCATTTCCAAATACGCCTCCATAATTTTAGTGATATCTGACATCATAGTCTCCGTTAATTAGGCGTCAAAAAATATTTTGACGATCACACCGGCAAAGACTGTTGCGGTTAGAGTAATGATATACTGCATCACCTTCACGGTCTTACCTTGTTCGTTTACACTATCTTCGATGTCGTCCATTCTCTGAGAGAAACGGTTCATACGTTCGAAGTTTTGTGCGTTGGCTTTCTCTATATTGATCAACTTCTCCTCTGCACGAGCTAAGTTAATCATTGCATCGGAAAGTTTGTCGATTTTGTCCTCAATTCTAGCGAGGCGTTGTTCTTCACGTTGCACATGCTCATACAAGTCTTTGGAGTTATCGCTCATTTCGATTGTTCCATTAGTATGTGTTAAATGATATAAGTCATCTATATGATCTAGTGGATCCTTGTTCTGACTTACGAGTTAATGTTTCTATTTATACGAAATCAATTATCTACCTTGGCACCTGATCGCCACTGGTAACATGACCAGTAACGTGCCTTCCACTTCGGGCCAGGGTCGTCACAGTTGTGTCTTGCCCTGAAACTTTTACGACGATTTGGATCGTCTCTCTTGATTTCCATGTTAGGGTCACCAAAGTTCACCTTGACTACATTACCTTTTTCATTTTTTACATACACAGAAAACTTCTTTGGACCATCGGGTGTACGGAACGGATTGTTCAGTTTAACCTTCTTGCCCTGATACTCCGATTCCTCGACGACAAGAGTCTCGCCCGCACATGATTCGCAGCAGGCGTCAATAGTGTCTTCAAGGAATGTATTAAACGGTTTCATTCTCCAGAACCTCTTCACAGTTGTAGGTCTTACCCGCGAATACAAACGTAGAGTCACCTTTCGCCTTCGCCTGTTTCGCGGCGTAGATGAACTGACCTTTGTCTTCGGTCTTGACTGACTCGTTGTACTTACCCTTGCCATGTTTTGCAAGTAATGCTTTTGCCTTGGAGCTATCGTGGAAAGAGAATGTATAAGACTTACCGTCTTTTTCGTCCTTGACCACATAACCAGATTTGGTCATCTTAGTGATCTTGCCCATTCTCTTATCGCCATTCTTAGGTTCGTAGAAATCAACACCTCTTCCAACGTTGATTGAGTTCTTTGTCTCTGCGCCCATGCCTTTAGTTGCAAGAGTTCGGTAATTTTCATCAAGCGATTCTACTGAGTCCTCTAACCCTTCACGCATAAGTTTACCACCTTTTACCCTGAATCCGTTATCTTTTAGGATTTTAGTAATAGTGGTCTTCTTTACCAAGTCGTCCATATCCTTGAGCAACTTAGTCAAACCCATGAATGCCTTATCCTGTACACTTAAAGAGGAATTCATAAACATAACACGTGCGAATGCAGCGGCCTTCTCGAACTCAATACCCTTTTTCTTATGTTTCAAGAGTTCATTAGATATCTTTTCAAAATCTGCGGCTTCGTCAAGTTCTACATCCTCAACATCTTCTTTAACAGTTCCGGACACACGCAATGCTGCGATGAATGCCTTGCCTTGTGGACCTTTGATGCCTGCCTTAGCCATTGCTTTATTGATAGCACCACGATTCCACGGTCCCATGTTTACTGCTTCGTCAAGTTCGACCGACTCATTAGTACCTAGAATCTTGTATGATTTGATACTTGCAGCCATATTACCTAGCGCAAGAGTCGCGTCCTTACCATTACGACTGTATAGGTGATACTTACCTTTACCATCAATGGTCATATTAACCTTGTCGACATTGTACTTTGCACTACGAGATGTACTCTTTACAGTGAAAACTCGCTTCTGACTAGAACTAATAGAAGAACCGAATTCAATCTCAATTCGCATTCCCTTCTTTAACTTCTCAAAGTCGGACCGTGATACTGCTGCCTCTGTTAGATCAAGCTGTACCGACTCTTCGACAGACTCAAGCTCAGCAGTGACCTTACCTTCTCTTAATTCAAAAAAATCTTTCACTTTAACTTCCTCTTGATGCGCCTCGAAATACCTTAGATTGTGCGCGATTTGTATTATTACTTTTCAGATTTGGGCCGGGATCGCCCTTTAAACTAAACCTATTATTTTCAGAACTAGTAGACTGCAACCTTTCTCGTTTCTCTTGAGACATCTTTTTGTTGCGTGGTTTCTTAGTCTTACTCATATTTATTCCTTATTTTAATTTGTCCTGTCGTCGACGATCTCGGGCCATTCGCAACCAGTCTTTTGATGCGCGACTGTTATGTTGTCTGACCGCACTGAAAATCTTTTCAGACTCCGCCTTTGCTTTTTTAAACTTAGGATCTTTCTTTACCGAATCAGGAGTCAACCCTGTAGAACCTCTAGGAAACTTTTTAAGTTTATCCGCCGAGACTCTTTGCATCTTATCAAGTTCTCGTGACTTATTATACCACGCATCAAACTGGGCGTCAGTAGATTCTACTGCGTAACCCATCTTCTTCAATTCTGCCTTGGAGAAGGATGGTGGTGGTTTACTGAAAAAGTCAGCCGACTTCTTGATCCTGTCTAGTTTCTTTTGAGACCCAAGACCATGTTTCGCCGCACGTGCGGAAAGACGGTCTTGTGCAGACCGCCTTGCTTCTCTTATTTCAGTAAACCTTTTCATTTATTCAACGCCACCGATAGCAACCGCAGATCCGAACCAATCGCCGGTTCCGCCTATACCGTTTGCAGTCATATTGTCATATTGAGTTAACTGTGTAGGTGCCGCGGAAAGATCGCTTGCATCATATACATATACTGCACCAGCATCATTTGCATTAGTATCATCACTAGGAACACCAACGACAATCATATTTCCGATTATGTCTACATGAGACCCGAAGTATAGGTTTCTTTGTGCGTGATGATTTCCTGGCGGATGCACTACAGTAGGTTCTGCTGATAAATCGTTCGCATCGTATACGTATATTACGCCTCGGCGAAGATTCATACTATTATTTCCTCGTGCACCAACGACGATCCAATCATTAGTAGCCGATACCGCTCGTCCAAAATATTCGTTCGGTTGGGCAGATCCGGCATCAAGAGGAGTTAGTTTAGTCGCTTGTGCAGATAGATCTGAAGTATTGAAGACATATACCGCTCCACCGTTGTTAACTACCGCACCATTAGCTGGGTTAGTAGGATCTTCTGCCCATGCGCCTACGACTACATGCTTGTCACTTACAGAAACCGCCTCGCCGAAATATTCGGACTCGGATTCGTCAAACGCAGTTAATCTGGTTGGGGCAGAAGTTAGATCATTTGCGTTCCAAACATAAGCAGATCCATTATTCGACGCAGTGTTGTCATCATATCGGGCACCTGCAACAATCAAAGAATCCGTAGCATCAACAGACCAAGATAACTGGTCTCCGTTCTCTGCGTCTGGTGCCATTAGTTTAGTTGCCTGAGCAGTTAGATCGTTTCTATCATAAACATAGATCGAACCTTTCTCATTACTTTCTTTAGGAGCACCAATGACGATTTGACTAGTTGTAATTGTATTTGACCAACCGAAAGTATCCATATTACTACCGTCAAACGCAGTTAGTTTGGTAGGAGAAGAAAGGTCATTTGCGTCATACACATATGCCGAACCTGAGTAGCTACCGTCGTCATCGTCTCCCCAGACACCTACAACAAAGGTGTCACCTAAGGCAGATACCTCTTTACCAAATTCATCGTAAGTGTTTGGGTCTGGAGAAAGTATTTTAGTCGGTTGTGCGGATAGATCGTTCGCATCGAAAAGATAGACCGAACCTGACGCTGCGCCGACCGCGTCGGGATCATTAGGAGCGCCAACAACCAACCATTTTGGAGATAAAGATGTTACGGAAGAAGATGATCCAGATGATACTGTTACTGGTGGGTTATCTGCGTCAACACCGGCGATAACCGCACCCGCACTAACAACAGCACCCGCTAAAATTTGATTTGCCATTTTTGTTAAAAACCTCTTTTGAGTTTTATGCTAAGTCTTTGTCATGGTTAAGGTTACCTTTCTTCTTCTTAACGATGAAAGCATTAACCCTTGCCATTCCCCATTGTTGCGGTGTGGTGCCTGGGCGGTGACCCGTCTTCCATGCAGCAACACCTCTATTATAAACTTTGCGAAGTGTGTCCGGTGAGATACCCGACTTCTTCGCCTTCGCTGCGATACCGTCTGGACCTTCCTCTAAATCGAGATCAGAGTAGAGACCATATCTTTTTTCTTCAAGGTACTTCTTGAAATTTATCATGCCAATTGCCTTATCATACCCGCCAATGCCTTTCTATCCATGTCCAGATTGAACTTACGAATAGTGTTAGCGGCGTGATATTCTATTGAACGTCCGTCTCCAGATTTATCAAGTTCTTTCTTGATGTACTGTGCGACTTTCTTATATTTATTCCTATGGATAGACTTAGCGTCCAACTTATTCATGAGATCAGTCACCCAGTTCTCTAGGATCTTATCCTGTTCTTCATACATGTCCTTGAACGCCTTGGTATACTTCGATGGTTTGGTCTTTGCGGTTGCATCGCCTGGCGCTGGTTTGTATGCAGATGAATCGTTGTCTGCTTTTTTACCGTGTTTCTTGAAGTGCGCATCACGTTTATCTTTGGTGGACTTCTTGAGTCCTGCGTGATATCGCGCTGGTTGAGTTCCTTCCTTATCCTTTATATCAGGATCCTGAGCCTCATACTTGATCTCTGGACTTGTTGTCTTGAATCCCTTCTTGCGCATGATGGTCTTGTTGACCACCTCGAACTCACCGTCTTTGAAATTTACAACAACCGGAAGATTCAGATCTGACTGCATGTCCTTGAGGACCGCTTCTGCATCTCCGTGTTTCTTAATGTCTTTGCCCTTGTTCTTTGCAATCTTCTTGAACAAACGCTGAATCTCTGCGACCTTGATCTCTGGGTCATTGCGCTTGTCGTTCATACGATCTGCGAAATGACGGGTGAACTCGACATCGATGTCGAACTTCTTCAACAAACGATCACCGAACTTCTCTAGGTCGTCTATTTGTCTTTGTGATACATCCTCTTCAAGTTTCTCGACTGCGTCTAACCACTTGCGGGACTTCTTGCCATTGTGTTCTACAATGACGTAATTTGCTCCTAAAACGACTACAGTAGCCACCTCATCACTTTCTTTGATGACTACTGTATCGCCGACTTCAAACAGAGAACCCGCAACATATTGTTCGCGAGTTTCTGATACTGTTTTTAGTTCTAGGTGATTACGGAATTCTAGGGCTTCTTTAAGTCCCATACCCTTACGCACGTCGTTAAATAACTTACGTGTGTCTTTATCGGACATAGACTTGGGAACGCCTTGCGCGAACGTTACGAAATCATTATTCGCTGCATTCTCTCGCTGTTTAGACGCTGACATCCCTTCCACACCACTAGCGTCTGGATCTCTCTCACCAGCAGATACTATGTTAATGTTTTTAAAATTGTAGAAGCCATGACGGCCCTTCGTCCCGTTGTATTTTTTCAACAGGACATCGAATTCTGTAATACGGTCTTCCCCAACGACCATTGTTACTGACTTGTAACCTTGGTCATACAGAGCGACCATCGCATTGATTGCGGTCTTTACCGACTTATCTGCGATGATGTTTCGTGCATGTTTTGGAAACATCTTACGTGTGTGTTTGATCTTATCACTATACGACAACGGGTTCTTTTTCGGGTCTTGAGATTGCGACACGAAGACTTTGTAGTCAGACTTACCCGACTTGGTTGATAGTGTGTCCATGACCTTGCCGTGACCAACGGTGGGCGGGTTCATGCGACCAAACGTGAAAAATACTTCACGCTCCTCTTCTACGAGGTATTGTGAAAAATTCTTTATCATTACTTTTGACCGCGTCCACGTTTACGTTGTATTTCTGCCTTACGAACAACCTTTAGTTGTTTCTTGGCACCACGGTCAATTTTCTTTTGCATGGCAGGATTGTCTAGACGCTTCTCGATGTTCTTCTTCTGCGCGAGTGACATTTGATCTTTTGACTTACCCTTTGCAAGTTTGTCTACCATCTGGTTACGCGCGGATCTACGTGCGCGTTTCTTTAGTGTGTCCATGTTCGCCATCTTGCGTTCTGATTTCTTTCGAGCAATAGCGATCTTCGCCTTGTTCTTTTTCATTCGCATTGCGAGTTTACGTCGCTGGGCGTTATCTAGGACTTCGTCCACAAATTGTTTAAACGACTCCACAGTCATTATCCCCTTTGGTTTTTCCCATGTTATCTACGGGCGGAATCCCACCCTTTCAATATATCAGATGAAAAGTTGTTGTATGAGAACTCCATACGATCAACCAATTTCACCGCATCACCACCAAGTGTATCGATCACCACATACCCCTCTTCTCCAGTGACTTGGTATCCGTCAACTGTCTGAACGAAGGTATCGATCGTCTTTAGTTTGTCCAAACTATTTATAAGTTTTAATTTGACCAGTACCATCAAACGTTGCATTTCAAACATTTTTACGAGATTTGCCTTGTTGTCTGACGAGAAAAACTTCATTTCATCTGCATATTTCTGAATCCACGTGTCTTTTCCACGTTGGGACTTCTTACTGGCGATCTCTTTTTGATAGTATGCTTGACGGTTTGCGACCAATCCCGTGACGTGTTTGGTAGAGTCTGGGATGAGTGCGCCTGCACGAACGAACGAATTATTGTATGTCTCGATCGCCTGTGCAAGGTTCTGATTTGATTCTAGAGACTTGATTGTGATCTCAGAAGTCTGACCAAAAAGACGACCAATTTTAGTTAACAGAGAATTGACCTCTTTGGTGTCTTCTGAACTCATGGTCGCGTTAGTCACGTCGCGGAGCATAGCGTCTTGCGACCATACATTGCGCGACGTGCGGAACCGAGACATGTCCACACCATAGGACGCCTTCATGTTCTCAAAAGATGTTCCGGTGTAGGTCGTATGCCATACAATACCAATCTTTGCGGCGCGTATATCTGCTGCCTGTTCCCAAGGTACTGCGTATGCGATAGTGTTTGGGTGAAAGACAACGTATTTCTTTCCTCCAATTTTCTTACCCTGTAGGTCTGCACGACTAAACAGGAAGTCTCCCTGAACAACACCCTTGATGTTTAGGTCTGGGAGATACTTGAGTGCCTGTTTCAATTTTGAGTTTAGGTCTCCCTTGGTGTCCGCGTCGATGTCCGCGTCGGTCTTGTAGACCTTCGGGTTCTTGTTGAAGATGCCCTTCTTCGCGACAAAGAACTGACCGTCTGACGGGTCGGTGCCACAAAAGATGGCGGGTGCACCGTCCCACTTGACCGACACATTACCCGCCTTCTTTCCCGCTAACATATCACGTAGTCCCGTTAATGCATAAATTGCTTCACGCGTACCGTCGACACCACCGTAGAGAACCTTGTCCTCAATGTGGGTCATGTGAGTGTTCTTTTGTTCAGTAATGTAGGAAGAGAAGTTTTCTATTACCATGTTGGTGAACTCATTGCCACGTTTCCAGAAAACTCTAAACCAAGAGCATCCATAAGGGTTGATACCCCTTTCTGTGCAAGGGTTTTAAGATTACCGATCACTCTCAGAATCACCTTGTCGATGAATTTCATGACGGCCTTTTTGATTGATGTGAAGAATGTTTTTGCCCTGTTCTTTAGATTACTGAAAATACCTTCACACAAATAATACTGTTGTTGTATCTGTTCTACTTCTTCCATCAACGTTGGAAGTTCGTGATCCATAGATGACTGAATGCCTAACTTGATGTATTTGCTTCTTCCAGAACCCTTGTAACTGACACTGATATTATTCACTAGTGCGGTGTTATTTTTCGCGTAATCCATCATATCGTATTCTGATTTAATTCCGTTATCATAAAACACCAGAATCTTATTGGCGACATTTTGATCTGAACCAAAATAATTATTCCCGTTAGTATATTCACCAGTAAATTTGTAAAGACCAGAACCCGCTTCATAGACCATGTATTGTTTTAGGTCTTCATTATTAGTGAAGAACTTGGTCAACTCATCTTGCCATTCTTGCGAGTTAACAGATGTTTGAATAACATCGGTAATCTGTTTCTTTAGTGCTGGATCAGACAGTTGGTCGTCTGCAACTTTTTCTAAGTGCTTTGCACTAACGGTTACATCACCAACCTTATAGGACGTGTCTCCTTCGTATTCAGTATACATTTTCTGCAACTGGTCTTTTGTAATTGGAGAGATACCTTGTATAAGATTCTTCGATGCGCCTTTAGACGCTCTAGTTGCACCTATTAAAGACAATTCCGCCTTTAAGTGTTTCTCAACCTTCTTTGCATTCCTTTCTTTTTTGGCCACTTCGTCTTTTCTGGAACTTGACGTTGTATACCAATTTTCAAAACTAACCTTTCCCTTACCAACTTCTATATTCAAATCATTTCTAGCAGTCGACTTCATCTCGTCCTCAAGAATCTTGAGGGCACTTTGAAAATCTTTGTTTTTGGAAATAGACGTTTTACTAACACTCTCTAAATGACCAACCGCGGCCTTAAATACGCCGGCCGCCTCTGAGGATTTCGCACTC